AATTGAGTATGAATTGTTTTCCAGTCTGTTCCGTTATTTGATGCAACTACTTTAAAATCTTCTGGCGCAGTGTCAAGATCTGAATGATAAATTTCGATTCCTCTATAATAAAAAGGTTTATCGAATTCTATTCCTAGCCACGCTCCGCCCATTTCATAATGCAATTCATCTGGGCTCAAATTGTGTCCATCAAGAGATGTGTCGGTATTGTTTTGTTGGGACTCTGGAATCATTGCCGCATAAAAACCAGATGGTTGGTATACGTTAAATGAAAGAGTCTCTGTACTTAAATCAATTTCTCCGCTAATAAAATCCGTCGCGTTGGTATACGAACCTGAATAAACTCCTCCTCCATAAGAGCGAGAGTTGAAGTCGCCCGATCCAGATGGTCTGTTGTACTGAATTTCATCAACCATTTCTCTGCGGGTGAAATGAAGTCCGACGCCGACTTTTTGAAAAAGGCCGCTTTCTCCAACAAAAACATTTCCGCTAATATCTCCTGTTTCGGTAATGTCTATAATTTCATTTATATTTGTTCTGCTAAGAAATGTACAAACGTCTGCAAAGGTCTTTTCTCCGCTAATTAACTGATCTCCTGTTAAGAATACAACATTGTCTAAAACTGATCTCTTAAAGTTTTTATATTTTATTTTTTCATTATGAGATCCTGAACGAGAAATTAGCAAAAGCGCATCCGAGTCTGCGTCTCCAGACAAGCTCATTGATGCGCTATAAGGAAATGGAGACATGGCGCTATCAGAGTACAAGTATGTACTCTCTGGCATGTTAGATGTTCTGTTGTCTTTAGCCATAATGATTAGTAAGGTGATCTCCCGATTTTACCAGCAAGGATCGATGTAGTGTGAACCTTAAAGCCTGAAGGAATTGGTGTAGAAAAATTTATATCATACGAATCTTTTGTGACATTCCTAATATGATGCGGAACCATAACTCTTGAACCTTCTATCGTGAGACTCACTACGGGAGGCGCGGAGAAGCCAAATGGAAAGTTAATATTTCCACTTGTAATTCCTGCGGGTAGCTCTGTTACAGAGCGCTGTATTGTTTTTTCTCGATTAGATTCTATGCCTGTTGCCATTGCCGTTGTGTGAACTTTATATCTTCTCGAAGGCAGGATGCTAGAAAAAATAACATTATATTGTTGGCTTGTTACTCCAGATATCATATAAGGAACTATTACACCTCCTTTTTCATCTTGGACCGAAACAGATAAAACTGGGGGGTTATAAAATGTTTTGGGGAAATTAATCAAGTATTCATCTGTTCCTCCGAACATATCTGTCGTAAATGCCATTGATTCGTCATCCCCAGGAAAAACAGTAGACCAATATCCATCACTGCTCGTAGTAAAGGTATTTTCAAGAAAACTGTCTCCACTAACTGACAGATCTTTTATTGGCTCGGAGGCCATGACTCCCATGGCCCCTTCTTCCGTAAACGAGACCACTTCTCTTTCATCAAATCGAGTGGAGAATGAAAGGTTTTTTGATTTATTTGTGTTGAGCTCTATCGATGTGTGTCCGCCAGCTTGTAATCTAAACAGATTTGGGGTAAACCTCAAGAAAGTATTTGTTCCGTCAACTAAAATTTCAGTCCCAAAGGTTGTAGGCATGATACTTTCAGAGTCAAAAGGTTCAAAGTATTGAGCGACAGCATTGCTCGAGGAATATCCAGATTCTCTGGGGGTATAGCTGTTTTGAGTTGAGCTTTCCCAAAGCTCAAGAGCTATATTATTTGTTACGATTTCATTCGATGATAAAATTAAATTATTTCCGCTTGATTCAAACCATTGTATGCTTCCGGCATCGTTTTCTTTATAGGGGTATAGGTATTCTCCAAGCCTAATATTACCATAAACATTAAGTTCTGATTCAAAATCAGCATTTCCAGTTGAGGTTATGTCTCCTAGTCTGCGTGTTGTACCTGATAAATAGTAATTTCCTTTTTGAAAAATATCTCCAGTAATTAAAAAATCTCCGCCATATTGAGTGTCGCCTTTTCTGTAATGATGTGGCCCGCTTCTGGTAAGGTCACCTGTAATTTCAACACTTCCTTGGAAAAATGAATTTCCATCAACTTCAAGAGTGTGATTTACGTCTTGCTCTCGTAAAAAAAATTTATCTCCAAGACCGAGGTGCTCGTACAGTCCGCTTTCTGCAACAAAAATATTTCCACTAATATCTGCTGGAGAAGTTACATCTATTATTTCATTTATTAAAATTGTGCTTTTAAATGTACATTCGTCTGCAAAAATTTTTCTTCCGCTAATTAATTGATCTCCGGTCATAAAGACCACGTCTCCTAATAGAGATTTTTTTAGATTTGAATATTTGATTTTTTCATTGTGAGAGCCAGAACGAGTAAGTAAAAATAGCGATTCTGAATCAGCGTCTGAGTTGCTATTTATAGATGCGTGCGATGGAAAAGGATCCAGATTGTTATCTGAATACAAAAAGGATATTTCCTCAAGTTCTGAAATTTTCTTATTCGGCATGACTAGTCTTTTATAAATACACTAAATACGTTAAAAATGTGTAATAGCTTTAATGGCAGAATGTATTCCGACAAGACTAACATATGAAAGGCTTGGCGTGCTCGTTACAGACTTTCCTGCATACAAAGAAAATGGCACGACATCTGGTAATTTAATTAGAGTGCAATCTCTTGATTATTCTTTTCAGCATCCAGCTGTTGATGTGAAGTCAATCGGCTCTGACCAGTTTATTTATAGAAATAATGAATCTCCGATTATTCGTCAGCCAGATGTAAATTGCAATATATCTTATTTATTTTCAAGCGGAGAAAATGAAACAAGCTTAGGGTTGCATTTGGGTAGCGACGGAAGTATTCTGAAAAAATTTTTAGAAAGCGAATCAACTGATGATATAAATGTGATTGCTGTTGCTTCAAATAAAGAAAGAATGCAAGACTTGAGTAATGTCAATGATTATTCTGGATATCATGTTATTGGAATAGGAAACGCATTTTTGACAAATTATTCGTATGAAGCTTCTGTTGGTAGCCTTCCTAGGGCTTCAGTTTCATTTAGCGCAAGTAATATGAAATTTGATCAATATGAACCTAGCGCCGCACCAAATTTACCTGCAATAAAATTAGGAGTTGATAATCAATACTCTTCAGAAGAATTACATTTAGACCAAAGTTCTTTTGGGTACGATCTTGTTTCTGGCGCAAATGCAATTATGCCCGGAGATATTCAGGTTAATATTACAAAACACGCAGGTAATTACGGAGGAATTCCTGTAGAATCTGAAAAAGCAGCAATACAATCAATTTCTCTTGATGTGCCTATCGATAGGCAGGACATATTTGGCTTTGGTAGTAATTATGTTTTTGATAGAAAATTAAAATTGCCAATCATGGCAAATGTATCAATTGATCTTATACTTAGGGAATATGCAAGTGGACAAATAGATTCATTCTTTAAAGAAGGCGCAAGGTATGATATGACAATAAATCATACAAATAGATATTTTTATAGCGGTCTAAGGGCTGACACGATAAATCAATTTGTTATTGAAAACGCTCAATTAAGAAGCCAATCTTATTCAAAGCAAATTGGGGGCGAAGTTTCTGTCTCTACTAGTTTTGTTTTTGGTATTAGTGCTAGCGGAGGATTCAAGATAATTAAATAAACAAAAAAACCCGCTCAAAAGAGCGGGTTTTTTTAGTGAACTGCAAAGAGTAATTATGCGAATTCGCCCGTGATTGTTAGAGCGTTTCTTGAACCCTTAATCATTAAACCTCTTGCTGTATCTTCTGGGCTTCCAACTTGAGCAGTAAATGTTAAATCTACTGTTTTATTATCTCCAATTGAAGAGCTAAAGGATTCTCCCTCGAGCAAGGCTCCTTTAACTATATACTGCATTGCTATCGCGCCAGTTCCGTATTGATTTGGCTCTCTGAGAGTGAACACCAAATCGTGTTCTTCGGTATTCCAAAGAAGGTCTGCGATGTTTCCTTCTTTTAGGTCTGCCAAAATAGCGCTAACGCTAACAGAAATATTCACAGGATAATCTACTACTCGACTATATCCGTATGGCGTTCCAAGTCTATTGAGAACTGTACGACTTAATGGAACGTCAATACTAAAGCTTTGGACGTGCGCCGAGCCTGGAACCGAATAATCGTATAATGGATTATCATTTTCGGGAGCCCTTGGGTCTTCGCCTGGAAGCGTTTCAAATTCTCCAGCTCTACCATCTGTTCCGAGAGACAATGTAATGTCTCCTGGGCGCAAGCAGGACCAACCTTCTGTTTCTGCGCTTACGTCTGTTGCGCTATCGTTGAGAACTCCACTAATTGCCTCTGGAATGCTGAACTGGATATCCTCGATTGGTGTTCCAAAGTTAGTATTTACCGCAGGAACGTAAAGGTCTTGGGTTCCTGTATAGCTCTTCAAATTCAATCCGTCAACTGTAACGCTAGCTGTAGGCATACCACCGACAGAAGCTTCAACAGAATAGTTTGATACATATCCATTACCTAAGGCGATAACTGTTTTATGTTTGTCTCCGTCGGCATTATTGACTGCATCATGACCTTCACAAGTGGTTAATATGAAAAAGTTTTTTCCGTCTGAATTTATGTCGTCATCGCAAACTACGCCCTCTACGATTTCATCCGCAAGAGCGCTTTTAAGTCCATCAACGTTCATCCCAATAATTCTTTCATTTACGCCATTAGTAAGGTAGTAAGAATAATCAAGAGTAACCGTAGGTGGTTCAATAGCTACAGCGTCAATTCTTGCAAGCTGACCAAATTGGTTTACGTCTTGCCTGTTGATTGAAAAACTGTAGTTTGCACTTTGTACGCGACGCAATTGTTGAATTCCTGTACGGATTTCTGCGCCTGCCGGAACTAGACTGCGTTCAGCGTAACCGGCTTTTGTTTGCCAACCATCTGTAGATGCGGTAAAATGGTATCCGGTTGCGTTGACAGTGCCAGCGTATAGTGCTTCACTTTGATAAATTACTCTTGCGCGTCCTGGTAGTTGTTTTGCCATAATATAATAAGGGTTTGATTCTGTAAAGATTACATTTTTTTAAATCAAAAGGGAAATTATGATCGGGGAAACCTAAGGTTTGTAACTTCAAAGTCAACGAAGCCCACAAAAAGCGAAGGGTCAATATTTTGATTTACTCTATCACTTAATTTAGAAACCCTAGCTTCTTCGACATGCATGTATGTCCCGCTCTTTTCTCCGCAAAGATTTTTGTAATGAAAGCCAGAGCTGTATCCAAATTCATTAAGTGGGTAGTCTTCAAATTTCATTTTTGCGAAAACTTCATTTTTAGAATCTGCGAAAATCGAAAGTGCTCCATCTAATTGATAGGTGTTTTGCGCAAAAATCACACATCGTATATTTGTTGTTGTTTTATCTTCTCCTCCAAATGCAAATGGTTCATTTTCAGAAACTTCTGGGTTAACGAAAATGGCAGGTATTACTTGTTTGTATGGCTCTATGCCGGAGAGATCTTGCTTGAATCTGTCATTAATATCAAATTTTCCATCTATAATTAATTGTTCTTCTGTTTGGTTTGTGATGTAAAAATTAAAATCTTTGACTGCATATTCTCCGCTTAGTGTTGTTTTTCCTTCTCCAAAAGATGAGTCTAAAAGAGCTCGACCATTATCAAAATCAAATATTAGTCCACTTTGTCCTTGTTCGATAAATGTGTTGCCGTCATATATTCCGCTCGGAATGTTTGCACCCTCAATGCTGTGGTCGAAAACCCATTGCTTGTGCGGACTGCTATATGCGACATATCCATTTGTTAGCCTGAGGTCTCCAGTGTCAGGATATAAGTTCGCTGCTTTATTTGAAAAGGCCTCGCCTTTTCTTGTTAAAAAATTATCTGCCCATAAGGCAAAGCTTGTTGTGAGTTCGTGCTGATATTGCGGTTTCATTGTAAATCGAGTGTTATTAAATTCTTTGCGCTCCAGAAATATTATTCAAGTCTTTTTCAAATTTTCTTAAAAGAGGTTTCATGTATTTTATTTTTAATCTTCCAGAAGAACTTAAATTTTTCAATTGAACTCCTGCTCCAGATCTACTGAATTTTGATTCTATATGCATATATTGTCCTAGTCCTGAAATTCCAGCTCCTTCAATTTGTTGAAGCCAGCTAGCTCCGTTTGCCCACGGCAAAGGGGTCATTGAGTATAGCTCGCTTAGCGTCGGTATGTTTACGCTATAAGTAGAAACAAAGCCTTTTGGTGAAAGGGATCTTTTTCGAATTATGATATCTGTCATTTTTAATCTTTCCTCAATTGGCTGAACAGGATCATATCCCGCATCAAAACCGATAAATCCAAATACATTCCCTTCTCTTAGCGTTCCTGTTTTGTTTCCAGATCCAGGTCCGCCTTTAAGTTCTTGTGTTAGTGGATGAGATTCAAAATCGCTAATTAATTGATTTAATACCATTCTAAATTGTTTTTCTACAAAAATTCTTGTTTGATTTATAAGAGTATGGTCTTTTGCCAATTGTCTATTAATTGACTGTTTGATTGCTAGATCTAATTTTCCTCTCATTGATCAATCGGCCTTAGGAAGAGAGTATAAAATTGTACTACATCAAATAACCCGTGAGCTCTTGGGTCTGAGGCAATATGAAACATTCTGCCGTCAAATTCAATTCTTTTAGAGTCTTTTATGTATTCAAAGTCTTCTACTTTTAATTTGATGCGAACGAGACTTCTGGAGTCTACCCTGGAAACTTTGACTTGAGCATCTGCTTCTCCAAAATTTTCTAGGGTTCTGTCGTTGTCATATTTTATTCTTGCTTTGAAAACTTTTCGAACTGGAACATTTTTAACGCTAGGAGTTGTGGCGCCGCCACTATTGTATAGGTGGTTATAGTTTGGGTCGGTGCTAATAATTACCTTCTGCGCTTCTTTATATACTACGATGTCTCTTCCAAATGTATCATGCAAATCTAATAATTGGGATGCTAAATTTGCTCTTTGTGCGCTGTTTAAAAATTCTGCCATGATACCTTTTACACTAAACCACTTTTTTTGTGTAACGATAAATAAGGTACAAGGTTATATATGGAAGCAGAAGACATTTTTAGAAAATGTTGCCAAAGGAATACGGTCTCTCTTTTTAAGGGTTTCCTCGTTATGCTTGAGGACTTACATAAGGAGCATCAGATTAATTTTTATAAATTAAAGAAGAATCTGCCAGAAGATCTTGCGCCTATAATCGAACAGGCTAATTATTTCGATAGCGAAAAGCTTCAATACTTAAGAAAAAGAACTTTAGATATTGGTAACGAAACAATTAGAAATTTAGAATTAGAATTAGATAATTATACTATAGGATTCACATTTAAATAAAAAAAATATGGCAGACGCAGTTTTAGAAAAGCAAGAAACAATGGATGATACCCGCAAAAAAATGCGGGAAATATATAGCTTTACTTTTGAAAAAAAAGAAAAGGTTAAAAAAACAGAAACGAAGACGGTAGAAAACCCAGAAACCAAAGAGAAGGAAGAGGTTTCTGTCACTAAAGAGGTGATCGAGCCTGTTCCGTATAGGGTGATTATGAAGCAACCCACAAGAAGGCAAATCGAGGAAGCGGAACTAGAGTTTAGCGTCGAAATTAGTAACTGTATCAAGAGGGGCATTCTAACCAAAGCAATGCTTTCTAAGAAATATAGTGACACTGGAGGCTTGCTGGCAGAAGATGATGCGAAAGCCTTAACTAAAATGTATGTTGAGTACGGAAAGCTTTCTCAGGAAAGCGAAAAGATTCAAGTTAAGACATCTCTTAGCAAAGAAGACGAAGAAAGACTGAAGGAGCTATCTGGAGAAATTTCCGTCCTAAGAAAAAATATTATTGACGTAGAAACTTCATATTCAAATTTATTTAATCATACCGCAGATGTCCGCGCAGAAAATAAAGTGATTCAGTGGTATATCCTGCATCTGACTTTTATACAAAAAGAAGATTCTGATGAGGTTACCCCTCTTTTCGAGGGAAGAGACTTTGACGAACGACTGCAAAGATATTATGAATTAGAGGAAGACGGCGATGACCTTTATGGCATTATTGGGGGTAAGGTCGCTGCGCTTTATAGTTTTTGGTATTATAGCTCAGGAGCGGTTCTGAGGTCTGACTTCGAAAAGCTTGATCAAGATATTGAAGAAGGCAAGGTTTGATATGTGGAAGCTGTTAAGCGCAGAAAAATATTTAGAGATGTAGTCCGCGGTTATTCTTCGGCAATAATCGAAGAAGATTTCGTATACATCAAGCATCTAACTCCTCACGATCAGGTTGAGTTAGAGGAAATCGAGGAAAAATATTATCAGTCAGCTCTTCGAAGGGGAGTGCCTACTGAAGAGGATATGCTCTTGTTTCTTAAGCAAGAAGGTCAATGGACTGAAAAAGACGAAAAAATAATTGAAGACAAAACATTATTTATTGAAAGTCTTAAAACTGCCAAAAACAAAATGATCATCAAGCATGAAATTGATAAACAGTCTGACTTGATTGATAAAGAAACGAAAGAGTTGAATGAAAAACAAATACAAAGAATGTCGCTGCTTGGAAACACTTGTGAAAAATATGCAAAAGATAGATTAAATGATTTTTATATGATCAAAAGCTTTTATAAAGATGAAGAGTGTTTGAATCCTTTATTTGAAGAAAGTAAATTTGATGAAATGGAAAGTCAAGACATTGCAAAAATTGTTTTAAGATATAATGATATTTTTAGCTCGTTTTCGGAAGAAAGCATACAATATACAATATTAGAAGATTTTTATAGTCCTTATTTAAGCTTTGCGGAGGATAGTATGCAATTTTATGGCAAGCCGTTTTGTGAATTGACATACAATCAAATACGATTAATTGTTTATACTCGAGTTTTTAAAAATATATTTGATAATAATGAAAATATTCCTGATAAAATAAGAAAAGATCCTGCAAAATTATTAGAATTTGGAAGCAGCTCCAAAGAAGAGCGGGACAAAGCAAAAGAAAAGCTTGAAAGAGGAGATGGAGGAACCCTTGTTGGTGCAAAAGACGAAGATTATGAATACCTTGGAGTAGAAAAGCCTAGAGGCGCAATCAGTTTGCATGAAGAGGCAAAGAAGAAGGGCGGCACATTAAATATGGATGATTTAATGAAATTGCACGGCGTGATATAATTTTAGTGTATAATTACCTTATCAAAGGAATAAGGTAAAATGGCTATAAATCTCAACGTATCAGGTAATACCCAACCGCTTGAAGCGGCTGTACAGGCTGCTGTAAACAGGATTAGGCGACAGCCGATAAAAATTACGGTTGATGACAAAGGCGCTACTCAGCCTTTGGGTAACATGAAGCGTAGTGCTGACGAATTCAGCAAATCTATGGAAGCTGCGAATGCTCGTATTATTGCGTTCGGTGCAAGTATGGCAATAATTAATGGTATCGCAGATGCATTCAAAGCGGTTGCTAGAAATGCGATAGAAGTTGAAAAAGCGATGGCTGACATTAATGTTGTAATGAATTTAAGCGCACAAAATTTGGACAAGTTTAGCGATGGCCTGTTTAATGTTGCAAAAGAAACTGGGGCAGCTTTTAATGTTGCCGCAGAAGCCGCAACAGAATATGCTCGTCAAGGTTTATCTGTAGAGCAGTCTTTAAAAAGAACTCGTGACGCATTGATTCTCACTCGATTGACCGGCATGGATTCCGCTGAGGCAGTTAAGGCTTTAACAGCCGCTATGAATACATACGGCAACCAAATTAAAGATACTACTCAATTGGTTAGTAAATTTGCCGCAGTTGACGTTCAATTTGCAGTAAGCGCAGAAGACTTCGCTGATGCTATTGCTCGAACTGGTCAAGCTGCAAAAAGCGCAGGGGTAAGTATTGATGAATTGATAGGTTTGGTGACTGCGGCCCAACAACAAACTGCTCGAGGCGGAAAGGTTATTGGTAACTCATTCAAAACAATTTTTACAAGAATAGGTCGTACCGATACTTTGAATCAATTAGAAAATTTGGGTATCGCAGTAAGAGACTTGCAAGGAAATACTTTAGGAGCCAAAAGAATTTTAACTGATCTTGCAAATTCATTTGACGGCTTATCTGCGTCGCAACAGGCTCAGATCGCGCAAACAGTTGGTGGAGTTTTCCAAATCAATATTTTAAAGGCCGTTCTGAGTGACGCTGCAAAACAGAATGGTATACTTGCAAACGCCACACAAATTTCTTCTAGCGCAACAAATGAGGCTATTCAAAAAAATGAGCAGTTAAGAGGTACAATGTCCGCAATGGCAACTGAAACGGGATTAGCATTAAAAGATGTCTCTGCGCAAATTGGAGAAATTATGCTTGCCCCTGGAATGGAGAAAATACTAAATACAGTAAAATCTATTGCAGAAGGCGCAAGCACAATGCTTGGGGATGGAGAAGGTGCTGGGAGCAAGTTTGCAAACGGATTTTTAAAGGGCTTGGGTAATATTATAACTGGGCCAGGCTTGGTTGTGCTTACTGTGGTTTTTGGAAAATTGTTTTTAAAAGCAGCTCAATTCGCGAAAGAAAGTTTAACATCTCTTATAGGCGTAACTAGCGAAGCTCAAAAGCAAAAAGCGATTCAAACATCTTTGGTTAATTTGTTTGGACAAAATTCTGCACTAAGTAAAGAAATGCTTCGAACTGATATTTCTCGAACAGAAAAAGAAAAAATAATTTTAAGTTTATTGCAAGCTCAAGTGGTCGAAGCTCAAATGCTTGATTCTGTTGCGAAAAGAACAGCGAGCACTCTTTATTCAAAGGGATACGGAGCCTCTCTAACTCCAAGACGTGGTCGAGCAACAGGTCATATACCAAATTTTGCACATCCCGAACGAGCACAAGCAGCAAAAGGAGGATATGCCGCAGGAAATATTCGATCAATGAATATGCCTGGTGAAGGCTCGGTAATATATAATAGCGCAGAAAAAATTAAGAATTTCGCAGGATTTACTCAGCCTGCAATTATGCCTCCGCTGTCTAGCAAGGCAGGCAAGAATTATCAACAAGCATTTGGAAGCGTTCATGGATTTGATCCGTATGCGGGAAGTGGTTATATTCCTAATTTTAACAGGAGATCTGGTCAAGGAGTGGGTAAAGCGGCTCCGGTACTAAATGCAATTAATTATGCTCACATGCTAACCCCCGAAGCTGGAACGAGGGATGTATTGGAAAAGCCTGCTAATCCAGTATATGGCGTACCAAAAGCTCAATTACCTAAAGTAAGGTTTAAAAAATTTGGGGTATTGCCTAGCGCTTCAACAAGAGCCGAGAACAAAAAGAAAAATCTTGTTGAGCAACTCCACGAAGCTGTTGAAAGGTCTGCTGTTAGACAGGGACAATTGTTGGCAGACTCGTTTAAGATAGGTACTGGAAAAGCGAGCAGTAAAACTATAAAAAATTTACTTAATTCGCCTGAAAGCGGGGGGGCAGGAGCTCTTTCGTCTGTTGTTGGAGCCTTATTTGAAGCGGCAATTAGCACTAAGATCAAACAGATAAAAGGCCAATCGGGTGGTATTGCTGGCGTAGCTACTGGCATAGGTGGAGATTTTGATTTAAGAAATCCTACGAGCGAACAAAAACAAGATCTTAAAATTTTATTTGGAGGAAGTTGGGCGAGGACGAATCTCGCTGATTACAAGTCTCAAGATTCTGTAGGTAATACCCAAAGCATGGCCGAAAAAATACTTAAGGAAAAAATATTTAGATCTGGGGGTAGGAGTACTGATCCTGCATTGGCATTCGCTTATGGAAAAAAAGCTGGGGTCAACCCGAAAACCCAGAAAAGAGGTTTATTTGCTCGAGGTTATATCCCCAACTTTGCAGACCCATTAAGTGATGCAATAGGCCGCGAAAAAGCAGCTGGAGTTCCTGTTTCGCAAATTAGAGTTGGTTCTCATAATGCATTAATGAGTAGGGGTAATCCTCTTGGGCTTGGAGTGACCAATACAAAAGACGAACCAAATGGCTTGCGCGATGTATTTGGTGCAAATGGATATGTGCCGAATTACGCTATCAAGGATTGGATGGCGGGTTTTCGCGCAGATTCAGCTCAACGAGATAGTTATATAGAAGCAAGAGACGAGGCAGCAAAACAAGTAAAAACCAATACGAATCGAGAAAAAAAGCTTCAAAGGGTAATAGAACAAAATAATAAAATGCTGGTAAAGGCTAACGCCCAGGGAAGGCTTAGCCGCTCCGCGGCAAGGAGGGGCGTTCAGTTGCAGCAAGCTTTAAATAAGACACAACAAAAGCTAATTACAGCAAAACAAAAAGAAGCTGCGGTTGCAAGTCAAGCACGCGGAGCTTCTGCTAGAGGCTCTCTAGCCGGAAGAATGTCGGGCATGGGAACAATGGCGATGATTGGATTACCGATGGTCGGGGGAATGGTACAACAATATTCGGGCGGCACAGGTGCATCAGGAGGAAATCAATCTATGTATGAATTTGGAGGTGGATTATCTGGAGCTGCAACTGGGGGCATGATGGGGGGGATGATAGGCAGTATGATAGTGCCTGGAATAGGAACTGCAGTAGGAGCTGCTATCGGAGGAATAGGCGGATATTTGATGGGTATGCAAAGCGCAACCGAGGAAAATACAAAAGCGCTAAAAGAGTCTGCAAAGGCTGCTAGGGAACAATCTACTCAAGTGGGATCTCAATTTGCCCAATCAATGGCGCAGGTTTTTAAAGCTACAGGATATTTCAATGAAGACAGAGAGGTCAAATTTAATCGAATTAACTCTGAACAACAAGGGGTCTTGAGTTTAGGGGGTTTAAAAGATTTTAATAAACTAACAACTAGAGACGGATTTGGTTTGAATATGCAATCTTCAACCGATAGAGGAAAAGAATTGAAAGCAGAGCTTCTCAAGCAGTCAGGAATCGATGTAGATGCCTTGATGAGGCAGTCAGGAATATCAGGGAGTACAGGGAATGCCTCTAAAGGGGCTTTCAAGCAAGCCAATCGCCTGCAGCAATTATTGATAAAAAATAACATAGGAGGCGACATTACTGGCGAAGCAGGCTTGGGTAAATATATTTTGGATAGTAGTTCGAGCAGATCACTCAGAACTGAGGGCGGAGTAGGAGATCATTTCGCTGCAAATAGATTCTATAAAGTAAGAGACTTGAAAGATATCAAAACAAGAATTGAAGATCAAATTCTTGCTCAAATGGGTACAGAACTTAGGCATCAGGTTTTAAGAGATGCATTGGATATGCTACCTCAAGACAAAAAGATTTATGCAACCGCAATGACTGATGACTTTACTGAAGCGGGGGCTGAAGTAAAGAAGGGTACGAAGGCCCACTTTACTGTGGCGCAACTACAGGATCAAATGGCCGGTGCAGACAACGACACAATCAAAGCAGCATACGCAGATATATTAAAGCTCGCAGAGCAAGAAATTCATGTCCTTGATGAAAGAAGAAAAGGCTATATCGTTGAGCTGGATATGGCGAAAATAATGCAAGAAGCACAAAAACGCGCCGCAATGAGACAATTGGAAATAGCTAAACTCGAAGATCAAAAAATAAATGAATTAAAAAAAGAGCTTAAAATTTCTCCGGAATCCATGACTGAAACCCAAAAGACTACAACGCAAGGCAAGATTGCAGCAGCAGAAATAAATAAAAAATATGCCTTAAGCGTGGGTTCTGCGGACGAAGGACTTAAACTCGGGTTATTAAATCAAATAAAACAAAATCAAGAGGTTCAAAGATTGTTTAAAACAAAGTTTGGGGTTGAGGGGGAAACAGCTCCTTCTGTTCAGGATGTCTCTGATAAAGTGTTAAAAATGGACACGAAACAGTTAATTGATATCCTTGAGGAGATGATTACGCTGGCAGAGGACGAAAGTGAAATACAACAAATTCTAAATAGATTATTAGAACAGGAAAAGACGAAAAGACAAGATCTTATAGAACTTGCACAAAAAGAAAAGAAAAATGCCGAAGCGACGCAGGCAGCAGAAGACGGCATAAATCTAACTCTTGCGGGAAGGGCCGATATTCTCAAGGATCTACAAAGAGATCATCGAATGGGTGCAGAAGCAGCTCGATCTGCCCGAAAAATGAGAGAATTAGATTATGAGCTAGGTGGGGCACAAAGATTAACTGCTCAAGGGCCTGGCTATAAAACAACTAGAGAAAGAGAAGATTTTCAGCTAAGAGAAAAAGAAATTCAAGCGCAATTAAAAATAAAAGCCCTGCAAGAGGAGCTTCTTGAAAAGCAAAACAAAATAGCAGAAGAGAACGCAAAGATTGTTGGCACAAAAGGAGAGGACAAGAAGCGACGAGATGAACTAACACAACAATCAGGGAATATAACTGCAGAATACGAAAAACAAATATCAAACGTACAAACCTTAATAGGTTTAGAAAAACAAAGAATCGCTAATCGCAGAACTCACGAAACCTTTAGTGGGGGATTTGCAGATGGATTTAAAAAAGTTAGGGAACAAACTGATGCTATTGATTATCAATTAGGCGAGCAATTGCCATTGAAGCTAAGGGACGGTCTCGCCGAAGCTATGCAGGCAGGTATAAACGGGGCCGAAGATATGGGTGATGTTCTAAGAAATATCGGAATAAACTTTCTTCAAGCAATACAAAGCGCAATGCTTCAAAAAGCCGCAGGAAATATTATAGGCGCTATGGGATTTTCTCGCGGAGGTCAAGTTCCTGCGATGGTTTCTAACGGAGAATATGTAATGAGTCGAAGCGCAGTAAAGAAATACGGTGGTGGATTCATGCATTCTTTAAATGCCGGAGGAAAAATTCCTGGTTACTCAAACGGAGGAAAGCCTGGTTCCGCGCTTGCCGCAAATTTTGGAGGAGCCGAAGGATATGCTACAGGAAGAAGATATCAATCAGAAGCAATGTCTGGATTTTTCTATAGTGGCCAAGCTGGAAATGTAGGGCTTCAAGAAGATGCTCAATATACTCGCGGGGTTATTCAGGAGAGAATAAGAAAGGCCGCCGAGAAAAAAGCTAAAAAACAGTCTTTAATGAAAATGCTTTTGAGTACCGCGCTAAGCGCGGGACTATCTGCTGGGGTTGAAAATATATTCAAGGGAGGATCTTTAACTGCGGCAGGTAAGAAATTGGGGTATGGCTCAGATACTCCCAAAGGTACTATGTATGACCCTGCAACGGATACAAGTGTTTTTCGTCCAGACGGAGAGATAGGGTACGAAAATTTAACTCCTATCAAGGAAAACGCATTTAAAAAATTAAATCCATTTAGTTGGTTTAGAAACTTGAAAAAAAATTATTTTGGAGGCCCAATTTCTAAATATGCTAGCGGTGGATACATTTCTGGTAAGCCTGGTGTTGACCAAATTCCCGCAATGCTCAGCGAGGGAGAATATGTTATTCGTGCAAGTAGCGCTCGTCAATTAGGTAAACCCTTGCTTGACTCAATAAATTTAGGAAAATTTAACCAAGGTGGCGCAGTTACCCCGCTCAAAGAACAATCCGAGTCAACAACTTCTTCGGGTAATACAAATAATATTAATATATCAATTAATGTTGATCGATCTGGCGGACAGTCTAAAGATTCTAGCGGTCAAAATTCCGGACAAAATCCAAAAGATGCATCAGAGAACCAGTCCAGAGAAAATCAATTAGCAGAAAAAGTCAAGGCGCAAGTAGTTGCGGTTATAATTGAAGAACAAAGACCTGGCGGATTACTAAGCGAGTAAAATGAGCTACTCAAATTATGAACAAACTGTTATTGTTAATTCTGTTGCGCTATCAGGAGTAACGAATGTAGAGGGAAGTTATTCAATAACTGAAACCCCAATAAAGGTGGCTGGTGTCGGATTTATAGACGCTTTTCCTGACGCTCCTCTGCAAGGAAATTTTAGAATCTCTAGAAAGATGGTTAGTCGAGATCCATTGCTTCCATTGAGTCCTGGAGGAAAATTTTTATACGACGAAAATGAAATTAGTGGCGCAATACTTTATGATAATGGATCAAAAGGTTTTGGATTTACAAAAGCAAGAATGTCTCAATATTCTGTAAGTTGTTCGGTTGGAGATATTCCTGATATAGAAACTGATCTAACTGTATATGGTGAACTTGGTAGTGGCGTATTAATTGAACCTGCTACAATCAATCATCCAGATATACAATTTCCTGATCAATCTAGTATATCTGTATCAGTTGATGATTTTACTGCTGATGCAATAAGTGATTTTTCTTATAGTAGAAGATTGAATCTTGAGCCTGTATATGCAATTCATCAAGCAGACGAAGTTGATTTTACGCAAACACTTAATATTGATATGAAAAATCTTGAACCAGTTCAGGTAGATACTCAATATCCTATAGAAACTGATATTAATTTTACGATGATTGTTGATGAATATGAAGTGAGAGAAATTAAAGACAGAATACAAGCAGCGCCAAAAAGCAATGTAAAAATAGAAATCAGAGATAGTAAAACAAATGAAATGATCAATGCATTTACTGGTTCAAATGTTAGATTAATAAGTGAAAGTATAAATTCCTCAATTGATGGAGAGATGGCTATATCTTTAACATATAAAGGTTATGAAACCTTGCATAATCCTGTGTCATGAGTAAGCCGTATTTAAGATTTGAAGATGGTAAGGTATCTTTAGGTAATAAAGATCTTATGGTTCAGTCTGCAAGTCTGTCCATTTCTCCAACGCTCGAGCCAGAAAGAGTATATGGTGATGTTGATATCAATATAGTTGGCGCAAAAACAGAATTTATTGATTTTGCTCCCCTAGATGGACTAAAAGGAAAACTGGACATTTCGTTTATGATTACTGATGAGCTTTTTGGATATAGCAATGGAGTAAATGCAATTGATAAATTGTTTGATATAAGAGATGGAATGGGCGAAGATCCTATTCATGGAAATATTGTTGGCAGATATTTTTTTAATAATATGTATCTTACAAGTTTTAGTTTTAGCTTGGCTCCTTATCGAGTAATACAAGCAAATGCAACATATGATATATATGGTACAATATTAAAAACAGTAGATCGAAGATTTCAAGAATTAAGTATTGACCCTGCTCACGGATTAAAATCGTTTGGGAAAGTAAAAGCGAGCAACACTGAGATGTCTGCCGTTAATGGTAGGCAATTTGAAGTTTCTCAAATGGATTATAGTATAACGGTGGGTAGGAAAGTTCACAATCATATTAGAGACTCCGAGCATACATCATTGTCTACTAATGCGAATGGCGTTGCTCCTCACAGAGTTTCTGTGGAAAATATAGAAGTTGAAATGATGATTGAAGCAAATGACATAGCTCAAAAACTAAGTCAATACGGCGAATATCATGGAGGAAATGCGCGCCCAGTGGAGCTCAATAGAAATTCTTCTATTGCGGCATATTTATATAGCATGAATGGAAATAGAATTGCAAAATTTCAATGCGAAGGAAAAATACAAGAACAATCTGTAAGTTTGGGAGAAGGAAATTATTCGAGGGGTAGAGTTGTTGTCAAGCAAATAGTCAAATGAGTAGAGAAAAAATAGACGAAGTCTTTGGAAGGAGAAGTCATGTAACAAATTACAGCGGTTACTTCGAGGCTGGCGCAAATTATAAGCAATTTGATTTTGTATATAATACTGGAGATGGATTGTTTTATTATGCTAGAGAAGATTTAACTTTTGGTGGCGGCGTTTCGGTTACAGCATTAAATAGATATCACTTGGTTCCAGATGGCCCAAACAATGATCATTATATTGTTGATTCTTTAAATAGAACAGATGATCAAAATGCATCTTTTTATCCTGGAAATATAATTGATCTTGGCGGCTCTTCGTCTGGTGATGGTAGGTATAGAATAATTAGTGTTGAAAAAGATGTTCTTGCTTTAAATAATGACCCTTCAATAACTGGTTCAGCAATCCAAGTAAGACCCGTTTCTCAGAATTATTCTATCGAGGCTTTTGAGGAGGCGTCTAGTCAATCAATTACAATATCCACAATAAATGCCGACCCATCTTTGAATCCAGACTTGTGGAGTACCGATTTGTTTTTCTTTGATGCAGATTATGGGTCAAGCGCATCTTTCAAGGCAAACAATTATAGGCATCAGTATGGAAATGGATACTACATTGTTCAGCCGAAATCAATCAATTCTTTAAGTTTCGAGGTTGACCTTAAATTTAAAAATCGAACAAATAGAGAAGCAAATGCAATAATACATTTTGTGGAAAATCATTTGGGCCAACTCGAAAAAGATGCCCCTGGCCCAAACTTGAGATACAAGCAAGGAGTATCTGGTTTTAGGTGGGACGGCGCTTCTTCATTTCATCCATACGATATAACAGAAAATCAATCAAAAACTTTTTATTGCAACGAATTTAATCATTCTTTGAATTTTGAAAACAGTAGTGATGTGTCCTTAAAAATAAGGAATTTGGATACATCTTTGTTGAGAAGAAGTGTTAGTGGTGGATGGATAGTTGGTGGAGCAGAAACATATGATCCTACTTTATTGTACGAAAAAAATGATATTGCTTTTTATACTGGAAATTTAAAACATTACTATTGGCATAGTGATTCATCTGCAAGTAACAAGCCTCCTGCTGAACAAAATGATGAATGGACTCGTAGTAGTGGGGATTATTCAGATGTCAATAAAAATTACTGGACTCGCGATTTCTTTTGGAAGCCCTCGTTAGGGTTAGAAGTTCAACAGAATCCGAGAGTAAATGAGATTAGCGTAAGAAATGGATATACTCAAGTATATGAAGATGGAATCAATGAAAGTTTATTAAAATTAAATTTAAGCTTTAATAATAGAGAAGATGATGAGGCTAGGGCAATACTTCATTTCCTTGAGCAGCATTATGGCTGTATTCCCTTTAATTTTAATCCTCCCGCTCCGTATGAAGCTACGCAAAATTTTATCTGCGAAGAATGGACTCACACTTATAATCACAAGAATAATCATAGTATTTCTGCTACATTTGAACAGTATCCATTTAATATGGATGCGGAGCAATATTCATCACTAGAAACTCCTCCTATATTGAGTCCGGGAGAGTTAATTTTTACTTCTCCGATAGCATTTTCTTTACAAGGAGATGGAGAAGTCGTGGTTCCTGGTGAAAAATGTAAAGTTAGATTAAAACTTCAAAACATAGGTGATACAAGTGTTACATTAAATTCTGCATCTGTGTCATCTAATTTTTCTATAGTAGGACAAATTGGTTCAAGTGTTCCTGCTGTCCTGGAAGATATATCTCCTAGTGACTATATTTTTCAAATACCGTCTAATGGCAATTTTCCATTTAATCTTGCAGGTAGATACGCCAAGCTTAGTAGGTCATACACGCATGGATTGGCAGATGGGGGGCAAATGTTTACTTTGGTTAATCAAGATCCAGTAGACCCGACGAAGTTTGTTACCGATATGGTGAATGGTGTTCCAAATACTTTTTTTCAAAATAATCGTGGTGAAATTAGATCGGGAATAAATGAGGTATCTCCGTCTGAATTTATTATTGGTGATTATGTTGTAGAGCAGTTCTTTAAAGACAACGCAGTGTCTTCAATTCCTGGTGGAGATAGTGCATATATTGATATTATATATGCAGGAGTAGCTGTAGGTGATTTAAATATAAATATATCTGATGGAACTGATGATATTGTTGATGCAAGTAATAATGAGATTGTAATTTTAGGAACAAATCAATATAATAATGGTACTATTGAAATCGATAGTTCGACTGCGTACTCTCCGCAAGAAGGAATTCTAAAAGTATTCGTAGGAAATGAAAAATAATGTCTAAGGCTCAATCAAATTTTAACAAAGCATTGGTATCTTTAACTCCAGATACTTTGATAGATTTGTATGAAATTGATTTTAGTAATTTGCAGCCTAATTTTGAAATGTTTAAGGATGTACTTGGTGCAAATTTTGGTGCAGATACTGTTTATCGTTTTTGCCCAATGAAAAATTCATCTAATCCAGTATATTGGCAGGGCAAGGCATTCCAACCTCTTCCGGTTGCAATGGAGGGCTTTGAGCAACAAGGCGACGGACGTCTTCCAAGACCGAAGATTACAATTGCAAACCCTGAAGGTCTATTGTCCAAAATTGTTCATGCAAATTTTGACTTCGCGAATTGCAAGGTGACAAGAAAAAGAACATTTGCTCGTTTTTTAGATGATGATAATTTTATTGATCCAGGAACTAAAAATGATGCTGGAAAAAATCCTTTTGGTGGAGCAGATCCGAATTCGCATTATCCTGATGATGTTTATTTTATTAATAAGAAAAGCTCAGAAAATAAAAACGTTATACAATTTGAGCTTGTATCTTCGTTAGAACTAGAGGGAACAGAAGTTCCTGCCAGGATTGTATTGCCAAATTATTGCGGCTGGGTATATAGATGTTCAATAGGCTGTGGGTATAAAGGACTTCCTATCGAAACTGCATCAACAGAACCCTTAACAACTGGGTTTTCAAAAGAGTCTGGAAGTACTGGGGCCGTGGCACCGGGCCTTTACCCGAATGGAATTGATGACGTTGATTCTTGGGATAGTTATGGGAAGAATGGTACAGAGGTTGATCCTAGGGGTTATGATTTGGGGGACGTTGTAAAAATTACTCCAAGAAATGCGGATAATCCGTACAAGTCTACTCCGTCAGTTTTTGTATGCATTCAGGGGCATGCCTTGGCTAGTGCGCACCATCCGTTTTTTGATAAAAATTTTTGGGCAAAAGATGAATGCAATAAAACTTTAGAGGCGTGCAAGAAAAGATTTTCGCCTGGCAAATTATCTGACTATAATAAAATTGATAAAACTTATCCAGGCATAAGATTTGGAGGTTTTCCTGGAACAGATAAACATAGACCTGAAGCGGTATAGTTTTTTAAATAAAAGCCTGCTTTTAGAAATTAAAAATTACGCTAATTCTTTAAAAGAAGAAGAATCTTGTGGGTTGATAATAGAGTCTGATATTGTTGAGTTTTTACCTTGTGAAAACTTGAGTGAGCAAAAGCATGTTCATTTTCTAATAGATAGTAAAATTTTAATAGAAAATAAAGTATTATGCGTTTATCATTCTCATGTAAACAGCGGACCTTTTCCTTCTGAAATGGACAAGTTGTTTTCGAATGAATTATGTATACCTTTTTTAATATATAGCTTAAGTGAAGATAGTTTTTTTGTATATGAGAATGTAGGTGTATAGATATCTAGGTATAAGGAAGTGAAGACGGTATATTTACATGGTAAATTAGGTAAACGCTTTGGCGAAAAGTGGAACCTTGCCGTGCGCACTCCTACCGAGGCTTTTCATGCCTTGGAGTCTAATAATAATGGGTTTCTTGAGTATTTAATTGATACAGAAAAAAAGGGAGTAGAATATTATATTTTTACAAAAGACCCTAAAAAGATCAATTCGGAAGAAGATGTTATCGAGCACTCAATTAATGAAGAAAAAATTGATTTAATACAAGATAAAAAGGAAATTCATATCTGCCCGCATGTTCAAGGATCGGGTCCCCTCATGCCAGTATTTTTTGTACTGTCGAAGGTAGGGACTGTTACCGGGTTGACCCTTGTGGGTAAGATAGTTGCTGCGGTTGCAATCTCTTTTATCGTTGGCGCAATAATGAAGTCTCTTTTTAAGCCACCAAAAAGAGGAGAGCCGACGACAACAAAATCTTTTTTACTAAGAGGCGCAGAAAATAGAACAAATCAAGGGGTTGCTGTTCCGGTAGGTTACGGAAGATTAAAAATAGGTTCAACTAATATAGCTCAAAATAAAAAAACCTATAGATCTGTCAAGGAGAACGCTAATACTCTTGAATCTTATTCAGAAATTGAATACATGGAATTGCTATCAGAGGGACCAATAGAAGGTTTTGCAAATATAAATGGCGGACCAATATCTGGCGGCGATATAAGAGAGGGGATATTTTTGAATAATGTGCAGATAAAAAATACCGACAATGATGGTTCTGGAGAGGGTTCGTTAAATTTTATACTAAATGAAAATGGAGAGTTGCCCGAAATACAGCTAGGCAAAGAAGAGGAGTCTAAGGTTTTATCTGCTGAAACAACCATGACTGTTGAATATGGAACAAGATTTTATGGAGCTGGGCCATATGTAAATAACCCCGAAAATAAAGAAAGTCGAGCAGATTTTAATGACGCAATAAAAAATAATGCAAAAATACTAACTCATTTTGTAGCTAATGAGAATGTGTCAAGGGTGACATTGAATTTAGGCGTTGCTTTACAAATTCAAAATGATGATGGTAGTAATGGTCCGACATCAATATCTTTCGCAGTAAATATACTCAAGGATGATGAAGAGCATAATATATTATCTAGCTCATCCGGCTGCAAGATAAAGACTCGGAGTCAAGGGGCAGAAGTTGATGTTCCTTCGTATAATTCTGGTAGCCCGGGCACCGGCTTGATGAAAAACGGAGAAAGCTCTTTTATTGTTAGAGGGATCGCCACTGATGAATATCAATTTGATATTGTTGTTGACTATACTCCGCCAAATATAAGGTCAAAAGGAGTTACATTTAAATTAGTTAGGTTGAGCAACGAATTGGACCCTACTGCTCGAGGTGGCGCTCTCGGGGGAATTGAAAAAACTAGGACTCTAAGTTTTGTTGCTATTACTGAATCAGTAATTGAAGATTTATTATATCCTCATAGTTCAATATGTAAAATAAAATTTGATAGTAAAAATTTTAGTCAAATTCCAGAGAGAGCATATCATTTAAAAATGAAAAAAATTCTCATTCCTAGTAATTATGATCCAGTTACTAGGAAATATGATGGTCCTTGGAATGGGTTATTTAAGGGGCAGGCTGATGCCCTAGCTTCCGTTCATTCAATAAGTGATGAGGATAAATATTGGAGCGATAATCCTGCTTGGGTTTATTACGACTTATTGCATAATGCCAGATATGGGATTGGTAAATTCGGACTTAATGAAGAAAATATTGATAAATGGCAATTATATAAAATTGCAAAATACTGCGACCAACTCGTCGAGACAGATTACCCTTTTGAGACTAGCTCTGGCCTGCCTAGGAATTTTGAAACATTAAATTCTGGGGAGGAGAGTTTTCAAATAAAAATCGATTCTTCCGGACACCACTTAAGTTCATCGTCTTCCTCAACAGGCGTAATTTCTGATTTTAAAGAAGAGTTTGGCGAGGGCGAGTCTTTCGCAGGAAAAAAAATGGCATTTTTTATATCTACAAATGAACTAGGTGGTACTCGCGCAAAAAAGGACTCTGCCTACAGAGAGGGGGAGATATTGATTCAGGAAAGGGTTATACTTTCTTCTGATGCAGAAAATCAAACAATTACTGTGAGTGGCCCTAGTTTTAAAAATTTGTCCGCTACAAATTCTTCAAATATAACAGTTGGCGCGTGTGCCGTACAGTTAAATCATCCATTGGTAGAGCCAAGATTTACTGCTAATTTATATCTGACAGATAGAAATGAGGCACTTCAGATTATAAATAATTTGGCGTCTGTTTTTAGGGGAATTAGTACTTATAGCGGCGGAAAAATAGTTGCTGTGCAGGATTCATATAAGACTCCGGTTCAATTGTTTACTAATTCAAATGTAGGGGTTGAAGGATTTAATTATAATGGCGTGAGCAAGAATCAGAAGGTAACAACGTCTTTGGTTCGTTATAATAATAAGGATAATAATTTCAAGCCAGACGTAATTGTAGAAGAAGATGCTGAGGCAACACAAAGATTTGGGTATAAAGAAGAAGAAACAATGGGATTTGGTATCACTTCTCAAAGCCAGGCCAGGCGTTTAGCGAAGTGGATACTTTTTACCACTCAGCTAGAAATAGAAACAGTTACGTTTCAGGCGGGCGCAGAAGCGTCCTATCTATTTCCTGGCGCAATATTCGAAGTTTCCGACGAAGCGAGAGCCGGAAAATTAAAAAGCGGAAGAGTTTTGGATATTCAAGATAAACAATCTTATACAAAAACAATAACCGATGGAAGCGGAAACCTACAAAACAATGGAATTGTAGAAATAAATGACCCGTATATATTATTAGATAAAAGCCTGACAAAAGAGCCTTTTGTTTCAAGCGTAGAACTTGTGGTTTGCGTGGGGATGTCTAATGAAACAGAAGAGAATGTATCTTTGAGGGCGCCCTTTGAGAGGTCAGATAAAGATCAGGACGCAGAAATTGAATCTATTTTTACTCCTCAAATTATAAGGTTTAATTGTCGAATTGATTATTCTGACTACGAAGGAAAAAAGGGGCCACAAGGACAAAAATCAAGAGCAGTGGATCTGCAATTAAAGATGCCTCTTGAGGTAGACTTAGGCCAAAATTTATTTGTGTCTTTTAATCATAATTTTGATAATGGCGATAGGGTTACATTTCATTCGAGCGGCATTCTTCCTGGAGGGCTAGATCCCTTGAAGTATGATGAAAGAGCATATTATATAATTAATGTTACAAAGCACACTTTTCAGGTATCTGAGACTTCATCTGGGTCAGCAGTTGAGGTTTATAATAATGGGTTTGATGTCCTTGGGAACGAAGGAGGGCTGCATTATGTTCTCCCTCAAGACGAACAAAGAACCAAAGAGGCGTTGGACCAAATCAGCATTGGGTCTACATGGTCGGCCAAAGGCGTTGTGGCTTTGGGTTCGGGTTCTGGTTTGAGCGCAACAGAGCAACAGGTCTTAGGGGTTTCAGAGAATCTTAAGGCTGGATGGCAAAAGTCTGATTGGCTGGGAACCATAAATGTATTTGGGCATTGGATCTATGTGGTGAACTTTGGGTTTATTTATTTTTCCGAAGATTATATAAATAATCAAACTAATGATATTTGGTTTTATCATAGCTCTGAGCATAATACTACAGATGATAGTATGGGTTGGATTTTTACTCTAGACAATATAAAGGATGAATTTTGGTTTTTTTATGATATTCATAAAAATTCATCTACTGCTAGCGGATGGGGCAGCCCGCTTTATGATGATTTTGGTAGTATAGTTGAGTTATTTATTTGGGACAGTAATACATCGAAGTCGGTTGGTCAAAAATACTCAATTAAGAATGCGAAGTATACTATCGTACAAGTAGTTTCTGGGGTTGGCTATTATATTGCTCTTAAGCGAGGGGTCACTACAAGACAAGGTAAGGTGTCAACATCTTCTACTCCACCGGGCGCATCAACAACAAATCCGTATCAAAGAATAGAAAGTCATCCTGATTCTAAAAATATAAATATATCTTCTTATTCTCTCGCCTCCGCAAATGACGCGAAACAAAATGAACAATCTATTAGAATTACTTTGGATTCATCTAGTAATGTAGAAATTCCAGATGGACAATTAGTATATATTAATGGCGCTTCAGGAACGGGCGCTTCTGCAATAAATAATTCCTATAGCTATAGCGGAAATAAATGGACTACTACTCCGCTAAAATGGAGGTTGATTAAAATATCAAAATCAGTTTTTGAATTAGTTAATTCTTCATCAGCTGCGTCAACAAGTGGGTTCTCTGTTACTGGGGGAAATATACTCTTTGTTCAAAAACCTGTGGATGCAAGCTCTTCTATTCTTGAGGGGCAATTATTTAGAACTATGAGTGTAAAAGAAATGGAAGAAAATAAATATGAGGTTACTGGTTTAGAATATGTTCAAGCTAAATTCGATTCAGTTGATAAAAAGAGTATAGTCAGAAGACCTGTAATTCCAATTCCCCCTCAGGCAGATATGGCCATTCCGGAAGCTCCAACCGATTTAATATTAACAGATTTAACTGCATAAGAAAATGTTATCCACAGCAATAGGTATTCAATTTGACGTTAATGATATTAGCGCAAACTATGAAATTATAGGAACATCGGATAACTATTCGTTTCAGTATAAGCTTGGCAAGGGATCCGACCTAGTCGATGCAGAGGGCGAAACAGCACATAAAGTAGTTTCCTTGAGGGGTAATTACGGTAATTTTAAAATAAGAATTTTTGCTGTAAGTGATATAGGCGTTCGATCTGCTTTTGTTGAAGAGGCGATTAGCGTAAATCCTCCGAGCTTTGATAGTACGTTTACATTTGGGGATATTAGGATATCCAATTTGCCAGAAGATGCAAAAATAGGTAGTACAATAGAAGCTAATCCAGAATCCGGGTCGAATATATTAGCTGTAGATTCAGAATACGTTAATCGGGTGGTTGAAGTTGATTGGAGATTGATTCCGCCTGTCGGACACGCAAAAGAAGGTGAAGTATTGGGTAATGAATTATTAAGTGATACTTTTTTATCTCACTTTTCTTTGCAATTAAGAAATGCAGAAAATGGAAACATAATACCTTCTAGTCAATTGGATTCGCCCCTGAATGAAGGTTTGCAGTCAATATTAAATACTGCAAATGTTTCTGCAATGATGGATCATTATACTGGCTTTTCATTTACATTGCCAGAGTTAACCTTTAGTGAGTTAAATTTAGACAGAACACTTGCACTGGAAGTTATTTCTCATGACGCATTCGGGCGAACCGCTACAGGCGTAATAACTGGAACAAATTATATTCCAGAGCCAGAAGGAATAAGCTACTCCCTTGTTGGGTCAAAATTTGGGCTAGCATGGGGGCATAGTGATACTGATTTTCAAGATGTCATAATTAATTCTATAAATATTTCAGAAGATCATGATATATATGATCCGGGTAATATATTTAATAGTATAGAATATTATGAAAAAATAAATGCGGCACCTGATTGGACCAAGCATAGGCCTTACTTTACTCAAGGGGATTATGTTAATTATCAAGATGATGTATATGTATGTACTCAGTCTTATGACTCTATTTCTCATGTTGGGTCAACTCCTGCTGATGGAGCGCCTTTGTGGAGTGGGTTGGGGCCAGCCGTAGAATACGCAACGCAAGAAAGGGTTGTTAGTTTAAATAATACTTCATTCGATCAAGTTTGGGGGCAGAAATATTATTACTCTTTTATTCCGCGAGATGGATACGGAACTGGGTATACATATAATTTAACGGAAACTGGGCTCGTGAAAGCTGGTGATCCGGGGTCGGATTTGTTTCCCTTTTTAGCTAATGTAAAGATCGATAATTTATCTTTTATAGAAAGAGAAGATGATTTAATTTTTAGATGGAATGTAACTGATCAAAATGGTAATCTAATTGATTTAAATCAATACAAGTTTCTTGTATCTCCTAATGACAAACCTAGCATACTTGGAATTAGCGGATCTCTTTTTGATAGTGACACGAAAGAATTTTTAAGTGGAATAACAGAAGGCTTTAATAGTAGAAGCTCTCTAAACAACGAAGGAATTCAGGAGTTATCTGAAAATCTTCCTGCTACGAAAATTTTTGACACATTTGACTATACAAGAGAAATTAATAACGAATTGTATAAAACGGGTGGTTATCCCAATTATCAGGTATATAGAAATTATGGAAATTATTTATCTGGGCAGAATGTTGTAACAGGTCTCTCTTTATATACCGCAAAAACAGGAAGTTCTCCGGCTGATTATATTAGACCTTCATATGATTTGTGGGACGTTTCAAATAATTATGTTTATAGGACTGGACTGCCTTATGCTGATGTTTTTGAGTATAATGACTCTTTGTATATTCCAACTGGGTCGGATGGGCAGTTGCTTGGTCCAGGCGCAAGTAGTATTAGCGGCGTTTTTAACGAGGATTTGGATTACACACTTGGATCGCTTGTTATTGCGCCATCAATAAATTCAACGATATACAAAACTGGAACCCAGTATAACATTGGAGATACTGTTTTGTATAGTGGGTATATATATAGATCAATACAAGATCAAACTACTCAGGATTCTATATTGCCAAACACTGGATCGTTGTATTGGCTGCCTCAAGGTATATTTACTGATGTGGATTGCGGTATATATAGAGCTCTTCAAGATATAAACTCTAGTGATGAAGTATTGCCTTCTACTGGATACAATCATTGGTTATCTCAAAATCCTTCTAATTATACAGGATATGTTGAAGTGGTTCCTGCGTATGATTTTCAGATCAGAAATTATTCCGATCAACAAAGATACTCTGCAGGCGACTTGGTTGTATATGAAAATAATATATGGAGCGGAGTAATTGAAAATGGGCTGGGCTCCGCGAACGGAGTGAGGACGCCAAATTATGCAGACCAAACATATTGGGCGGCTGATTACGGTGGTACAGATTTTCAAACAAATCACAATGAAGGGGATCTTGTATATAGTAATCGAGCAGTATACCAATGCTTAGAGAGCAATCCAACTGGCGCTCCACTGGAAAGTATTTCAGACATTAATCAAGAGATTTATTCGGACTATTATTCTTCTCAGTGGCTACCTTTTTGGGAATTAAATACTGGTTATGATAATGTTATTTTTAAACATGTTGGGATTCCTCAAAGCGGAAAAAGAAGCGTTGGCCTTGAGCTAGGAATACTTGATAATGAGGGTAATGTATTAAGCAGTAGATCGATTGTTGGATTTAATCGAGAGCCAAGTATTTTGGCGAACGGTTTTCAGGTAGATAGTTTAAGCAGAACTACGCAAACTACATTTAATTTTAGGTATGCTAATGAAGATAGGGAGACCGTAACTAAACTTGAATTATATAGATCTAGCACCCCAAACTTTAGTATTTTAGATTCTGATGGATTACCTGGAGCGAATGCTCCGACTTTTGTTTCTGAAGTTTTTGATAATTTTAATTCGATTACCGATTCTCCTCCAATTCCGTTTATTGAAGGGCAAGGAAATCAAATCACTGGATATTATTATAAGTTGTTGCCATTTGATCATTTTGGTAGCGGTGACCTGTTTGATTTAGTAGATAATCAAGGTTCTCCTGAGTTGGTTTTGGTTTATCCTTTGAATTATAATAATAAGAATCCGAATGGATATAATGGCCCAGTGTTTTCTACTACGCAAGACGCGATTCCTGGACCGGTATATAATTTCCATGGAGATACTGCTTTTACTAATTACTTCTTGAATTGGGAGGTTCCTCATACCGAATTTTTTGAGGCTAACGCTGGTGAGATTAGTTCAAATAATTCAAGGACAGGCGGATTTTTAGATAGCATTCCAAATGATGTTAGCCATTATGAGGTGTGGCAATCGGAGGATAATTATTTATATTTGGGGGCTCAAAATAGACCGATAAATCAAGATGAAAATTTAGTTGGTTATAGAAGGGTTACTGGAGATATAGAAAGCCTTGGCCCAATACCTACAGAAGAGCAGGATTTCGCTTCTGGTATTACAAACGCGACAAATGTGCTGAATGTATCTGCTATGTCGCCAATAATTCAGGTTACTCATAATGGGACAACCAATGACAAGAGGTATTTTTGGATTAGAACAGTTGATATGGCTGGAAATAAAGGTCCGTTTACTGGTCAGGCAAATCTTGGTAATGAGAATGTGGAGGGGCTTGAGCTTATATTAGGTCAACAAGCACCTACTGACATTTCTGATTTTGAGCAAAGCATTACTCAAACATTTCCTAATACCCTAGCGCTAGTTCCAAATAATCCTTTTGAGAGTAATACTCCTGGTGCTGGAGAAATATCTTGGGATAGACACTTTTTGTATAAAAGTGGAATAGGTTTTGTGATAGGGCCTGGAGATACTAGTGATCAATATGTTTATTTTAAGGGTAATACTTATGCGGTGGAAGCAAGTAGGCTTACTCCAGAACAAAGTGGGCATCTTGGTTTAGAAGCTCCAGGGCAAAAGACAACACTGTTTACTTCTGCAATCGATGACTCGTCTCCATCTGTTTCAAGCTTTGTTATTCTTGGAAATGACACAACGGACGGAAGAAATATTCCTGATATTAATGGAAGTTCAGAATACTATGTGCGATTTGAAGATGGATTACTTCAAGGGCAGGAAAGAAGAATAAACACATATACAGATACAACTAATACAATTCAATTATCTGTCTCTTTACCATTCTCTCCATCTAATGGAGATAAAATAAAAATTGTAAAAGAAACTCCTTTAAGTTTAAGTGCAAATAATCCATTAAGAAATATTTTATATAGCGGTAATTATTCCACGGTAGATTATCATCCAGCAGGAGAGGGTAATACGAATAATCCTTCGGCAAACAAAAATACAGACTATGATGGTCGACGACCTTCTGTGCTTAGTGATGGAGATGATATTATTGCAAGAAACGCAAATGGAATCGCGTCACCAATGTGGCACTCTTTCGCAAATGCGACAATTGGTACTGCTCACATAGAAAATGCAGCTATTACTAATGCTAAAATACATAATATAACTGCAGACAAAATTAGATCCGCAGAAATTATTGGTCAAGATATTCAAGTTGGCGGCGATCAAAATAGTGGGCAAATTAGAAGCGTAGGATTTGGCGATCCTGTATATGTGGGAGGTGGAACTGGATATCATGGATATGGATATCCAGGTGCTGGGTTTGTAATAAGCGGAAATGGAAGTTTCATGTTTAAAGGTCGAGACTTTCCTGGAAATCCTGGTGGAAAATTATACTACGAAAATGGTCAATTAACAATTGAGGGAAATATTAAGCAGCGTGATGGCGGAGAATTCACCGTAATGTCAATGACTGCAGAGCCGGCATTTTTTACGTACGACGAAAGAGATGATGGAGCTTATATTCCGTCATTATCTCAGAGTTCTGATATCGTAGTAAGATACAATAATAGTAGTATTAATCATGATGACGTAAGATTCAGAATGGCCTTCCCTAATGGTGTTCAGATTTTTGGATATGATGAATATGAAACAGATGGTCAGAATAATTTCACTGGATATAATATTAGTGGCTTTATTTATGATCCAGATAATTTTGACTCCAATGCAAAGATTGCTTTTGCTTCGTTGGATGTAGGAGATAGGCATGATAATCCAATAAAGTATGGATTTGATACAATTATTCATCAGGGCGACAACACAGCTGAGCACGAATCTGTTATAATATATTCTTCTGGGGATGGTACTTCTACGGAACACTCAGTTTCTGTAGGTCTTGTTGCTCAGGGGGCTGCTGGTCCGACGGGAAGAAGCCCTGTTTATAGAGGGGTTTGGAATTCTATAAGCACTTATATTGGAATTCATAACACCCCAGGTTCTCCCACTCAAAATTTACGCGGGGATGTAGTATACAGGACGGCCGATCAAACATATTATATTGCTCTGGAGACAAATGCAAGTCATGATCCTGTTACTTATAATACAAGCAACCCCGATCCAACAGGACACTTATGGAAAACATTTGGCGCTCAATTTGAAAGTGTTGCTACGAAATTATTGCTTGCAGAAGATGCAATGATCACAAAAACTCTAACAATGGGAGAAAGCGCTGCGGACGATCCGAATAATCCCAATCCTGGTAATGGTGGGGTTATTAAGAGCGCGGGTAAGACATGGGCCGACTATTCTTCACCTGGATTTTTATTGTCTGCAGTAGGCGGTGATATACAATTTGACATAGGAGACGCTGACTCCCACATGAGATTTAGTATTGCTTCTGGAGTGGATGTAAAATCTCAACTATTTACTATTGGTGATAGTGATAGATATATAAGATTCAATGCAAATCCATATCCTGGGGCAACGCAAGGAAGAATTGAATTTAATACAGCTTTCGTTAATTCATATAGTAGAAGAAGCGATAATTTTCAAGCAGGTATCTCATTTACCAGTACGCAAAATCCAGAGCCAGAAGCTATTTTTATTGGAGGTGGATATAATAATGATATCACGCGAGTAACAACTGGACCAAATCAAGTAGATTCTCTCGCTTCTTCAATTGTCGGCGGAGCACATAATGATATAACAGGAAGATTTTCTTTTATCGGAAACGGTTATGATAATTCAGTTGGGGATAATTTTTCTGCTATAGTTGCTGGTTATCAAAATACAATGCCCGATCTAGACATAAGTAGTGACGGAGCTAATATAATAGGGGCGGGTTATCAAAATAAAATAAATGGGGGTTCTGTTCAGGGTGTTTTTTGTGGCGCAAAAAATGTTATAGATAATTCTGCTAACTCTATTGGTAATACTCGAAGATTTCCTGTTTCATCTGGATGGACAAATGTTTTAAAGAGAGGGTCAAATTTAGCTGGATATAAAAATGGGTGGATATATGACACATGGATAAATACAGACTCCTCTTTTAATGTGTTAGGTTATTGGCCTACGGATTTTTATTGCTCAAGAGATTTGATTAAGTCGGAAGATGGAATGGCAACTGTACCGGCTTGGTTTCTTGCCATCGCCCCCAACGATCCTCCTCCCGGTGTCCGCATAGTGTTTGATTGGTTTTATGCTAGTTGGGCTGGCTCAACTCCAAACATCTATACTCCGCTACTCTCTACAGACGGTTTATGGGTTTATATTGAAATTTTTTCTACAACTCCAGAATGGGTTTTAATTTTTCATCCAAGTGCCGGCCTAAGCGGCAACCCGGTTGCTTTTTACAAGGCTACTTCTGGGCAAGGTTTATGGTTTGACCCAGCATTTATAACTAATTCGAGTTCGTTGGGCACTTTTGAGCATGGTTCTGGCAAGAGGTTTTTTAAAGCTGTAAGCAATGGTGCCGGTAATGCCGGATGGTATGATATAATAGTAAATCAAGTTGGTGAAGTATGGTATTCACCACTAGCTGCTGGTTATGGTGCTACTCCAACAGTCTCTAAAACATGGTATAAAAAATAAATAAATTATGTCGACTCCAACAAATCCAGGAACTTCCTCGCCGAGCGCAACAGGCGTCATTAATTATGATGATGCGAATATTATTATTTGTGGCTTTAATAATAAAATCGAAGGGTCTCGCAGATCAACAATAATAAATGGTGCTGGTAATTATATTACCGGTAAGTACAACACTCATATCTTGGGGGATTATGTAAGTCCAACCGACCAAAATTCACAAAGTAACGGAACAAATCTTCCAGATTTGGTTGATAACGCGTTTTATGTTGGCTGTGCTAATGGTGTGTATTCTTACGGTGATGTAGTGGCATATGCCGCATCTGATACAAATTTAAAAGATAATCAAATAAAGATAAGTGGCTGTTTAGAAAAAGTACAGTCTCTTGATGCTATAGAGTTTGATTGGAATGGAGGTCAACAAACATATAGCGGCCACGATATAGGATTAATTGCTCAACAAGTTAGCGGTATCGCTCCGGAAATTGTCACAGAAAGACAAAATGGATATCTGGCAATGAAGTACGAAAAAATGGTACCAATACTTGTTGGCGCAATACAAGAGCAGCAAGATCAAATAAAAGTGTTAAATGATAGGGTAGAGTATTTAATGAAGAAACTCGACTCTATGAGTTGATCACCTTCATTAGTACTCGAGCCTGAGAGGGAGGGATGTCAGAATAACTATTCCAGTCTACGACTTTTTCGTTCTTGTATTTTCCTGTTTTCCACCAATCTCTTAATACCACCTTGAATTCTTCAAAGCTCGAACAATTTAGTTTTTCCCTTGCAGAGGACTCGATCATAGATTCTGGAGTAATTGATGGTAGGGCTTGGTTGCTGTTAGCCTGATTCGTGTTGCCTTGATTTGATTTATCTATTTCGTCATCTCCGACAATATGTACATTTAAGAAGTTTCTTACGCACCTAACAAACGCTCTATTACAGGCTATAGTTTCAAGGAATTTTGTTGCGAAACTGCTTGTGTTGTTTAGGGTGGCGTTTGCCATGTCAGAAAATACAACTGGTTGATTTCCTGTTTCATAATTTGGCAAGAATGTTATGCTGCATTTTACTGCGACATGCCCTTCTTCGCATTTTTCTACATCGTAATATACATCCGAGAAGCCTCTTAGTTTTGCTAATTCTTTAATTCCACTAAGCTTGATGAGAAGCTGATGGTCTTTGAGTCCGTCAATAGTTCTGGGTAAATCTTTTTTTCTTAGGTCAAACCAAGACCTATTAGGGAATAGATGGTCATCCTTTATCATGGATCTCCAGTTTACTGATCCATCTTCGCTGAAATCGTAATCAACTCCATTAAGTAGGCCGTATTCATTTCGGTTGAATTTTAGTGGTCCTTGCTCATAGTTTTTGGGTAGAGTTTTTTTTGTCGCCATAATGTGCTTACTGTTGATTTGTGAAGATATTGTTGTCGAATTGTCAGTCGCTGATTCTGTTATCATTGTAAAGTTTTAATGTTGAGAGTTCTTCCCAGAATTCGTCGCAATCAATGACTGTGTTGTGCTGACCTTCAATTTCGTGAGACCATGCTGCTTTACTATTGTAAATTTTACCATTTGATACGATTTTTCTAGAATTATTATAGCGAGTATTATTACATAATAATTCAGGATTGTCAAGATCTTTTTTTGTTAATTTTTTATGTTCAAAAACTTCAAAGTCGAAAAACTTAATTCTTATATCGCTTATTGCGTCCTTGTCGTCTGATAATAGTCTCATTTTAAATCCAAGACGATGTAGTGTTCTAATGTAATCAAGATCTGTATCCATTGAGACAAAGAAATTTATTTGATTAACGTTGTGTTTAACCATTTGTAAGAAATTAATTCTCATTGGTTTATCAAGAAATATATTACACTGTCTTTTGTGCGCCCATTCAGCAATGTTTCTTTCGTCGAAGCATTCTCTGCCATCTATGTTGACTGGCTGGCCAGGGGCGAAGCTTTCTGGCATTACATGATTTGGTATAACATAAATAGAAGGAACATGGTACTCCAAGCCCGTGTGAATCGTGCTGAGTCTATTTAGGTCGTGATTGATTTTTAATAAGTCGAGGATTCCGCAAGCAATTGATTCTGCGGAAATTTCATTTACTGACTTAGGTGACTCGTTGGCAGAGAAAGAAGGTTTTTTTCCGTCTCTGTTCGGCTCGAGTAGTACGTGATCTTCTGCTTTTCCCCAGTATGGGCCACAGCATTCTTTGAACAGGACACTATATAAACAAACAATTTTTTTATTAAATCCAGATGCTACATGAGAACTGAATGAATCATTGCCGAAATGTAGTAGTGAATTTTTAATCAAATAAAAAGTTTGCTTTAAATTTGTTGTGCCGTTGTAATGAATGCAGTTTTGAATCTTTCTGTCTGCTTGGTCTCCAATTTGTAATATGTTAATATTTTTCTCTTTTAGGAATGGAGAGATTAAATCCGAGACGTCGTTGAAATAATCGTAGTTCTTTGCCTGCATTCCGCTACTTGCATGAAGCGTAATATACTTTCGGCATTCAACTGGAAAGAAGCATGTTTCTACGAAGGGTTTGTCGATTTTTACCCCACACGATAAGGCGTATTGTTCTATTAGGTGCATATGTCAAATTGAATTTTATCTTTTCCGTTATGCATATAGTTTAGAATTCTTTGAGTACCTATAAATGGTAGGAACGCCACTTCGAAATATCCTTCATGGCCTCCCTGTCCTTCCATTGTTGGTAGGCTATCTAGCTCCTGAGAGTAGGGGATTACTTTATGTATATATGGATTTCCGTCTAGGATGTCAAAATATTCTGGTTTTGTTGCGAAATAAATATTGTAATCCGGATATGTCTCTTTTATATTTTTTAACAAAGATGTGCATAGGTATATATCTCCAATGCTTTGGGGCATAGATACAAGAAGTCTTTTACCTTTATCATCTTTATCTATAATATCTTCAAATTTTATTGATTTGTTTTTTGCATTTTCTTGCTCTGCTACTTGGTGAAAATATTTTAATACAGATTCTTTATCCATGTCTGTATTTAGTCTATTAATCCAGTGTTTGAAACCTTCGTCGTCTTCGTCGACTTCCATCTTTAGGATGTTTTTATAAATATCTATAATCCACTCTTCGTTTGATAGCGATGGGTTTGGCGTATAGTTTTCATCCTTTTTCTCGATTTTAAATTCAAAATCCCAATCTGGTTCTGGCATGTTATCGATGATATCTTCTAGCTTTGAGCAAATCGATTCAATGCTATAGTTTTTGATCGCAAAATCTCTTGCGGTTTTACCCATTTCAGCCCTCTTTGCGGGGCTCATGTTGAAAACTTTTTTAAGCTGAAATGCAATACTGTTGGGGTCTGTACTAGCCTTGATAAACTGCGTTCCAGGCTCTCTATATTCTGCCCAGCTTAACGCTATTCCTCCGCTCTCCTCGGTACAGCAATCCTCGCCGCAACTATAATTTGTAACAAGCGTAATTAGTTCTGTTAGTTTTGCCTCTTGGATTGGTATTTCCTGCCCTCCTGAGGAAAATGGGTGGCAGTAGACATCCATTAGGTTGTAGATTTCATTTAATTGTTTTTCGTCTACTCCTAGTTTTACGCTTGATGTTTGCTGGCTTCGCTGGCTGCCGCAAAAACCGCAGTTTTGATGTTCTCCGTTTTCCTTGGTGTCGCTGGCAAAACTTTTTATTTCGTATTGGTGGCATTTTTCACAAACATATGTTGTTAATATGTCTTCATTATTTAACCCTTTTTCCTTGATTAGTCTTGGTATATCCCAACCTTCTTGCCAGTTTGTGTGGAGTAATAGTTTGGCTTTTGATCCTGGGTTTTTCTGTAGGAAAATCTTGAATCCCTCAAGTAGGTTTGGAACGCTTTTTCTTAATTGATTTCTAAATACAAACCCTATGATGAATTCATCCTTAAGTTTGAATCTTGATCGAAGTGAAGACCTTTCTTTATCTTCAAGTCTGAAAAAGTTATTTGTGTCTAACGCTCCATGTAAAGTTTTTACGTGTGAGTGGCCTAGATCCTTCATGGCTCTTTCCGCAAAGGATGCCCAGACGTAATAGTTTTTTATTTTTTTTGCATTTTTTACAGCTTCTGGCAATATCGGTAAGCTGTCTAATGTTGTCCATATCATGCAATTTGTTTTGTTCCACCATTTTTTTTCAGTATAACCGGAGAAGGCCCAAATGTCTTCTATTCCAATATATACGTCAGGCTTTTCTTCTTCAATTACTAAATCTATTGTTTGTCCGCCATACCCTGCGCTTCTTGCTAGGATCGGGTCTTTGTTTAGTTTTTGAAGTAAGGCGGGATTGTTTGGTATAGACCCTTCGCATTTCCAGGGGAAGTTTTTTACTTTAGGGTCTCCTCGTGTGATCCCGTTTGATAGCTCGACAATTTCATATTTACCTGTTTTATGTAAATGAATTAAAATATTTTTAGTATGTTTGCCAAAACCAGTGAAGGCTTTGCAATGATTACTATGAATTAAAATTTTCTTTTTCTTCATTAAAAAGGAGCTTCTGAGGGAGCTTCAGGTTGTTCGTTTTTTTTCTGCTCCATTCTCTTTTTAATCTCTTCTTTCTTTCTGAATGTAAATAAATCCCTTAAGTAGGATTCGAAAAAACAAATTAAGGTTTCTACCTCTCCTGGTTCAATAGGGAGCTTGAATGATTGATTTCCGTTTCTTAAAAAAGTGATTCCGAAAGCTGGGAAAATTTTGCCTTCTTTATTTTTTTTGTCCCAAGGGGTTAGCTTTATTGAGGTTTTATTTTCGTCGTAGGCGTGAAATGTGGAATATTCGTGCCTCTTTTTAAAAGCGCTAATCATACCTCCAACCTCGAATTCGTTGAATTTTACATTAATATTTTTATCTGAATCATCCCTGTTTCCTGAGAAGTTTCCTGTTTTTTTATTGTCGTCCCAACTGTATTGCTGAATCGCGCTAATGTAAATTACTGGCTCTTGCTTTTTGTTAATTCCTGATCTAAAATTAAAAGCGCAACCTGTGTTTTTGGAGTTTGGTTTATATAATGATACTGACATATGTTTTCTTAGTTTAATGATAATATAATCATATCCCAAAAAATCAAGGGCGATATCACTTTGTTAAAGCGATTTAATATCGTGGCACCAGTCTTCTTCTGAATATAAGGCGTCGTATTTTCTGTAACTTGATGTCCAGATGTGGCCTGGTAGATCTGATATTCTTATAATGTCAAAATGTCTTCGCATTATTTCTTTAGAGTTTGATTTGTCTAAGATATCTCTATGTTTGACGCTTGAGTACCGGTGGCTTTCTATAACGGCCTTGCATATAAGTTGCTCTGGGAAGTCTATGTTAGGTTGTTTCCTCGAGCATAGATTGGTAGACATACTAAATACGTCGCGCATCCGAGATGTTAGTCCTGCGATTATGTGATCTGATGGGTGGAATTTTTTTTCCCTG